ATATTCTGGACAAAATATTACTTACGCTGGCGGCGGCGGAGGTGGCGGTGGTCATCCAGGTTCCTGTCGTGGAGGTAATGGAGGTTCTGGTGGCGGTGGTCACGGCGGTGTTGCTCCTCAGCGTTCCAACAATGGATACGGCGAAGCAGGTGCTAACCAACGCGGTGGCGGCGGTGGTGGAGGTGCTGGTAACCCGTGGCCCAACGGGTCAGGCGGTAACGGCGGTTCTGGCATCGTGATTATTAGATACCCAACACCCTAAGTCAGCAAAATATAAGAAATCAATCTCAGAATTTTTCATAGTTCTGATAGCATCAGCAGGAGTTTCTACAATACATTCACCCGCAAGGTTAAAGGATGTATTGAACAGAATAGGAACTCCTGTTTTTTCGTAGAAACATGCCAACAGTTGATAAAAATGAAAGTTCTGATCAACGGTCACAGTTTGAACTCTGCATGAATAATCTACATGAGTAACGCCAGGTATATCATCTGATAATACTTCAACAGCGTACATCATGAAAGGACTTTCTTCCATTCCTCTAAGATCAAACCAATCGTTAGCATATTCCTGCATAACTGATGCTGCGAAAGGTCTAAACTCCTCACGTTTTTTAATTCTGTTGATTTTCTCTTTTGCATTCGGATCACGAGGATCATACAAAATACTTCTATTACCAAGTGCTCTAGGACCTGCTTCAGATCTATATTGAAAAATAGCAACAACTTTACCATCTGCTAGAGCATCTGCCACTTCAAATGGTGTTGTAGGTCTGGTGTTTTCCATATACAACTGAGACATATTATCTCTTCGTGGTCCTAGATATAAACTCTTCAAAGGACGTTTTGTTGTATCTCTAGTCTTCTCGTGGTAAATATATTTTGCTGCACCAATAGATGTGCCCGCATCACTAGACACAGGTTCAATATACAGGTTGACATCTTTTGGTAGGACACTCAAATAATAATAGTTTGCTACACAGTTAAGAAAGAATCCACCTGATAGACAAACGTTCTTACATCCAGTTCGTTCGATTTGATGTAGAATATATTGAGCAACGTATTCTTGAGTTTGTTTCTGTAATGTATGAGCAAAATCTGCTTTATCATTGAAACTTTCAAATAAAAAGTTTACTCCAGTATCATGAAGATCTTTGCCAATATAGAATAGTTCGTTATCAATTAAACTATCTTGATAGATTGAGATAGGAAGTTCTTCACCATAAGATGCCATCCCCATAACCTTACCCGCATCTAGTTCATGAAAACCAAATGCCATAGATGTTTTTTGAAATGCCATCCCCTCACCTAGATTGTTAGAGATAAGTGTCTCATCAAATCTATGATTTGCTTCAAAAGGTACAGCAACATGCCTATCAATGATTCTAAAATCAGTTGGATATGCTGCTGTAAATGTTGTTGTTAGTTCTCTACCATAAGTTCCTGATTGGAATTGTTCTCCTACTAGAGGTACGTCTGATCCCATTCCATCTTTAACAATACATATTGCTTCATCAAATCCTGAGTTGTAGAAAGCATGTGCTGCATGTAGTTTATGATGCGATAGTGAGAGATCATAAACGTTTGTATCATACTTATTCTCTTTGGTCTTTACATACAAACTATAAGCATCATCATCTACAAAACAATCGACAGGAGTTGTCTTTCCTACACCAGCAATACAAATATTATCAAGGTTACTAGTATCTAACTGAGTCAAACATTGAAACGGAAAGGCATCGTATTTTCTATTGGATAATCTTTCGTTCTCAAGGTGGTAGACAATTTCTCCATCTTGTAGTAGAGTAGTAGCAGAATTATGAACTCTACTGATACCTAGGTTTCTCATGGGGATCATTAATTCTCGATACATATATTATAACATGATAATGAACTTATGACATGGAACACTATGTGGTATGACACACAGATTCCTGAAGAACTAGTTAGTCTCATTGAAAGGGAGTGTGTCCCATATGATGAAAAGGTTGATGTTGCTCAAGTAAGAGAAGGTGTTTCTTTTAAGACGAGAGATAGTCAAACCTCTTGGATTCCTGCAACCAATTGGGTTGGTGGGTTTTGTATGTCTTATGTATTAAAAGCAAACCGAGAAAACTATCAGTATGACATAGAAGGTATTGATCAAGATGAGATTCAATACACTGTATATGAGAAAGGTCAGTATTATAACTGGCATCAAGATGCCACTATTGAGTCTGTAGGTGAAGATAATAAGTTGAGAAAACTTTCATTCATCTTACAATTATCCTCTCCTGATGAATATCAGGGTGGTAATATTGAAATGAAAACTACTGATGATAATGTTTATCTTGTCCCTAGAAGGAGAGGTACGTTAATTGTATTTGATAGTAGAACTATTCATAGAGTTACAGAGGTTACTGGAGGTATTCGTAAAACTCTGGTAGGATGGGTTACTGGACCGAGGTGGAAATAATGCATCATACAGAGTGGAGTCTTTACGAGATCAAAAAATTAGCAGTCGCACCAGTTTTAATTGAAGAACCCCCTTTAGAAAGAGGGAAGTTTGGATATGATAAACATGGTAGAATGGAAAACTTGTCTGAAGAAGGACAAGTTCCTAACAGTCTTGCAAGATATAATCACCCCAAGTATAAAGAACTATACTATGGTGTAAAACAAAATGTTGAACAAATTCTGGGTGAGAAGTTATATCCAACCTATTATTTTGATAGGTTTTACTTCAAAGGTCAGAAATTAGAGAGACATAAGGATAGACCTGCATGTGAAGTTAGCGTGTCCATGAATATCAGCACAAACGCTGATTATGATTGGCCCATATACTTTCAACTTCATACTGGTGAGATAAAAGAACTGGTCACTAGACATGGTGATGCAGTATTATATAAGGGTATGGAGTTAGAACACTGGAGAGAACCCTTAAAAGGAGATCGTGATGTATACTATCATCAAATCTTCATGCACTATGTGAGAGCAGACGGATATCACGTCGAATATGCTTATGACACTAAGTGCTAAATAACTAAAGATCATTTAATTTTGATTTAAAAGGATGGCACATTACGCTAAAATAGATGAAAATAATGTTGTCGAGAGAGTTGAGAAACTTGATGACTTTTACGAGTGGACAGACACTGGTGAATTAAGTGAACAGAATGCAATTGCATACCTGAGAAAGATTTGGGGTGAGAGCACTAATTGGGTGAAAACCTCTTACAATGCAAACATTCGTGGAATGTATGCTGGTATTGGTGATATCTATCGTGCTGATCTAGATAAATTTGTGTCTGCAAAACCCGCTGGTATGGATTCATGGGTATTCAATGAAGAGACATTACAGTGGGAACCACCTATTC